CTCGATGGTGTCGGTATACACCACCGGGTGGGTGTATACCGACACCATCGAGGTGGGCTTCAAGTGCACGGCCGCGGCCACGCAGCGTGTTGCGAGCTGCGGGGTGTATATCGAGCACGACACCGCGGACCCGGGCGCGCCCACCGGCAACATGAAGGTGCTCTCGGGCACCTATAGCGGAACCGGACTCCCCCAGGCTATCAGCTTTGGCGACTCCGACGTCACGCTGCTCCAGCCCGACTTCATCAGCTTCGTGCGCACCGACCTGAACGCACAGATGACTTGGTGGTGGGATTCAAAGAACGCCACGCGTAAGAATCACAACTCGGACGACTCGCAAACGTTCGTGATTCCGGTGGCCGGGGGCTTCCAGATTAACGGACCCCAGGCATCGGTGAACACCGCGGGCGGCACCTACAGCTACGTGGCGTTCTTCGACCCGAACAATCGCGGCTCGGAGCGCGGCGGCTGGGCGGCTGAGACAGTTGTCGACAACCTGGATGTGTCGATGCGCAACACCTCGTTTGCCATCGAGTCGATGATTGCCGAACACGAGATGTTCAACGCCACACTCAAGTCGAACACCTACTTCCGGGGTCCCGGAATGTCGGGCGACCAGAGCGATGCGCTGAACCTCGGCACCGTTAGCTTCAAGGCCGATGGTGTGCAGAGCATCGGCACCGGCACGTTCCAAGCGGGCACCACGCTCAACTACACGCAGCCAGGGTCAAACTACATCGCGTTCCGCACGACCCAGTTCGGCTCGAAGAAACTGTTCGACACCGATACGTTCACCGGCAACGGCGGCGGCGCGCGCACCATTACCGTGGACCTGGGTGGGCTCACGCCATCGTTCGTGCTGCTCGCGACCAACCAGGCGGTTGGCCGTCTCATCTGGCAGGGCGGCGTCTGCAAGAACATCAGCACCGGAGGCATCACCGCGGCCGGTGTGACCGCGGTTGGTGTCAACAGTTTCACGGTGGCCTCTGCGTATAACACAAACACCGCGATTTACTCGTTCCTGGTGTTCGCGAACGGGCTGGACCTCGACCCGGGGACCTTTGGGGTGACCCTGGTGACCGCGGCGAGCGGCCCCATTGTGGGCGGCGACTCGGTCACCGTCACGGGCGTGGGCTTCGAGTCGGGCGGGACCTTCAGCTTCGGGGGGAGCGCGCCCACCTCGGTCAACATCCTGAGCAGCACCTCGGCCACGATGGTGACGCCGGCTCACAGTGTCGGCCCGGTGGTGGTGACCTATACGTCACCGCTGTCGATTGTCGGGAGCCTGACGGGGACGTTCACCTATCTCAACCCGACCATCACGCTCATCGACCCGAACAGCGGGCCGATTGCCGGCGGGACCGCGTTCACCATCACCGGGACCGTGTTCGAAGTTGGCGTGCTCGTCTACTTCGACGGCGTGCTGGCGACGTCTATTGTGCGCGTGAGCGACACGACCATCACTGGCGTAACCCCGGCACATGCGGTAGGATTGGTAGACGTCCTGGTGCTCAACCCTGACACCACCAGCGTGACCGCGAGCGGCGGCTTCCAGTATGTGGCGCCGCACAGCTCAGTCGGTCAGTGGCGCGTGTTCCGGTTTGACATGCGCCCGGCGTCGGAGGCTTCCCAGTGATTTCTCTCCGTAAGTTCCTCGGCGGCTCATGGGAAACCGTGCGCGACTACCTCCAGAGCGACCTGGAGGCCATCGAGACGAGCTTCAACACCCTGGTGGCGAACTCGTTCAACGACGACGGGACCATTGCCCCGAGCGCCTTCCCCGGGGAGTCCGACGCCGCCACGCGCTACATCGCGAACACCGGCACCAACCACGCCCCGAAGTGGGACCAGGTCGAGCTGAGCAACGGTGTCAAGGGTCGACTGCCCTTTGCAAATCTCGTGCCAGCGTCACGCGGAGGCGTCCTGGTGGGGCGCCAGAACAACATCCGGGGCGATTTTGGCGAGATTTACCTCGGAGCAGGTTTGCGCATGTCGGGCAACGTGCTGGAGGCAGTTCCGGCGCCGCCGGCAGCGTCCCCCGAAGAGAACTTCGCGACCGGGGGGATTCCTGGGCCGATGGGTCCGCAGGGGCCAGCGGGACCGATGGGACCCCCGGGACGGGATGGGATGGACGGTGGCGGCGGCGACTGGTCCATGTCGAGCGTCAGCTCGGAGGGGAACATCTTCACCCCGGGCAGCGTTATCTTTGCCGGCGCCAGTGGCATCCTCGCCCAGGACAACGCGGGCCTCTTCTGGGACGACACGAACAACATACTGACGGTGGCCTCGGCGTCGGCGCTCGCCGCAGTCGAGACCGATGGCCTGGTGCTGTCCAATGCGACCGCGGCGACCGGTGGGGTGCTCGTCCAGATGCCGCCGCGCCTCAAGTTCGCCGGGTCCGCGTGGAACGGCGCGACTGCCGACGCGATGACGGCATACCTGGAATGGTTGCCCCAGTCGGGCACCACGCGCGGCCAAATCAAGTTCGGCGTGCAGCGCAACGGCGCCTCGACCACCTATCCGGTTATCATCGACTCCAACCCCACCTCGGGTGCGGCCATTCTGACGCTGTCCTCGCCGGGCGCGTTTCGTGGCGGCGACGGCAGTGCAGCTTCTCCCGTGTTCGGCTTCGTCAACAGTGGCGGTGGGAGCGCCATCGGCTTCTGGACGCCGGCCGCGAACGACATGGACCTGGTGTGCGGCGGGGCCAACCAGATTCTCTGGGGCGCCTCGCTCTGGCGCAACAGCGCAAACCTGCTGATGGGCTGGTCAAGCAACGCCGACCCGAACAATGCAGTGGCGGATACGGCGTTCATTCGCCAGGCCGCAGCGAAAATCAAGTTCTACAACAAGCCCGAGACGACACCGGACGCCGGCTTCACGCTCGACTTCTCGGTGGACTCTGTGGCTCGCTTCCGCGACCGTGCGGACTCCACCGATGTGGTCGTCAAGGGCGCCGGCTACGCGTTCCCCGGGACCCAGATTGCCTCGGCCGATGCCAACACCCTGGATGACTACGAGGAAGGCACCTGGACGCCATCCGATGGGAGCGGCGCCGCATTGAGCTTCGCCGGGGTGAACGCCACCTATGTGAAAGTCGGCCAGGCGGTGCACGTGAGTTTCCAGTTCACGTTCCCGGCCACGGCCAGCGGCGCCGCGATTGTCATCGCCGGGCTCCCGTTCGCCGTCGAGAACTCGGGCGTCAGCGACTGGGGCGGCGCCTTCACCTACACCACACTGGCGCAAAGCAACACGCTACTCGCGGTCAACAACTCGACCACATTCGCCGTTTTCACCAACGCTGGCGTCGGCGTCACGAATGCCGCTTACACCGGCCAGGTGTTCAACGGCTTCCTCGTTTACCGCGCCGCAGCCTAGAGGAGCACATGGCACTTAGCAAGCGACAGGAGTTCGGGAAAATCGAGGTGCTGCCAGACGGGCAAATCCAGCTCCGCGAGGACCGTGTTATCGAGGAGGACGGCGTCGAGGTAGCTCGAACCTATCGGCGCTCGGTGCTCGAACCCTCGGCCACGCTTCCGACCATCGACCCTCGGGTGCGCGCTATCGCCAACGCCATCTGGACGCCGACCGTAGTCGCCGCCTATCTCGCCAAGAAGGCAGAGCCCATTCAGCTTCCGTAGGGGACACATGACACTCGAACAGCTCATCGAGGACATCAAACAGCTGACCGCGCAGCGCGACCAGCTCATTGGGCAGACGAACCAAATCATCGGTGCGCTCCGCTACGCCCAGGGGCTCAGGGAGCAGATGGAGCACCCCGCGGACGTTGCAAAAACCGAGCCAACCACGTAAACTATCCGGTAGGAGTCAGGAATGCCGTCAACACCGAAACGCATCGCCGGCCCCGCATTCATTGCGGCGTCCGCGACCAACATCTACACGCCTCCGGCGTCGACCATTCTGACGCTGATTCGTGGTATCCACGTCACCAACAAGGACACGGTTCCCCGGACGTTCACCCTGTATGTGGGCGCCACGGGCGGCTCCGCCTCCGGCACCGAGCTGATTGCCTCGAAGGTGCTCCAGGCGGGCGAGAGCTACGACTGGTATGCGCCGGCCAGCGGGCTCCTGATGAAGTCGACCGACTTCTTGACGGGCATCGCGTCGAGCGCCTCGACGTGTGTCATCACCGTGATGGGCGAGACCTACACCGACATCTCGGCGTAGCGTCATTATTTTGACACCGGGACCCAGTGGGGCTATCATAGCTCTGCTGGGTCCCCGGGGTTCTTGGTGACGTGCGACGCATGAGCGCAGCCCACCCCCGCTGACCCGGCTTCAACCCCGCCTGGTGGCGCGTAAGCCCCACCCAAACAAGGACTTACAGCCATGATGTTCGACCCGGCCAGCCTCGGCCAAGCTCTCCAACCCGGCGACAAGATGAGCGTGACCTTCTCGAAGGGTCAGCCCAAGGTGCCCGGCGGTTCCTTCATGGACAACGCGACCCAGGCAGGTATGATTCCCGGGGCCTCCGGCCCCGCTGGCGCGCCTCCCGCGCCGATGGCTCCCCCTGCCCCTCCGGCGCCGATGGGCGCTCCTGGGGCCGGCGTAGACCCCGCGATGAAGGCTCAGATGATGCAAGCGCTGATGGCGCGCGGACAGTAACATGGCCGACCAGACCACCGACCCGTGGGCGACGCAGGACAACTACCCGAACGGGGCTCCTGCCGGTAGCCCCACGACGGAGCCCGTGCCCCCGACCAGCACGACCCAGGTCCAACCGACCAAGGCAGCGCTGCCAACCCCGACCGGGACCCTGGCGCGGCCCTCGACCGACCCGTGGTATATCGATGCGCAGAAGGACCCGAACAACCCCGACTTCTACCAGGGGCGCAAGTCCCAGCTGGACGACTGGGTGAACTGGGTCAAGGGCTCGCAGTTCTCGAACGGCACCGACGACGGACGTGGCACGGGTTTTGCAGGGGGCGCGGCCCAATACCGCAACCCACAGGGGCTCCAGGCGCTCGCGGACGCCTACAACGCGTCGCACCCCGGCCAGAACGCCAAGCCGGTGTTCGACAGCGCGAACGACAAAATCGACTTCGGCTTCGGCCCGGTGGACGTCATCACCGCGGGCGGGCAGTATTGGTATGACAACGGCAATTCGGCGCTCGGGCCGTTGGCACAGCAGGGCAGCGGTGGCGGAGCCGGTGGTGGCAGCGCAGCCGGCGGCTCCGGCGGCGCGACGGGTAGCATCCCTGGCGGTCAGCTCGGCTACCAGGACCCGAGGATGCAGCAGCTCTACAACGAGCTGGTGGCTCGCTCGAACCAGTCGCTGAACGTCGACCCGAACGACCCGATTATCAAGGCGCAGGTCGACGCGTTCCGCAACGCGCAGACGCGTGGACAGCGCGCCAACCTGGCGGCGCTCGCGGAGCAGGCTGGCCCGAACTCGAATCAGACGGCCGAAACCCGCCATGCGGGCGAAGTCGTCGGACAGCAGACCGCCGGCATGCAAGCCGAGCTGATGGGCCGCGAGGTCGATGCTCGACGCAAGGAAATCGCGGACGCGCTCAACGGTCGCTTCGGGGTGCTCTCGGCGGCTCAACAGGCGCAGCTGCACCGCGAGGACGAGCTGCTGCAGAGCCGGTCCCTGGACATCCAGTCGCAGCTCGGCAACCGTGGCTACGACGTGCAGAGCCAGCTGGGCAACCGCAACGCGGACATCAGCGCGAACGCGAACGACAACGCCGCGGCGCAGAACGCGTGGCAGAATCAATACGACATTCTGTTCGGGAAGGGCTACTAAGTGGGCCGCTGGCGTGGATTCCTGGATTCGCTCGACTCAGACGGTGGGCACATGCTCGTGCTCGTCGCATTGATGGGGTTCGGCATCGTGATGTATCGCGACATCCCGATGGCTGGTGAATCGGTGCTCATGGGCTCCTTCGCGGCGCTCCTGATGAAACTCAAGGATGCCGGTTCGAATCGTGAGCAGATGGACCCGAAGGACAAGTCGTAATGGACCAATACTACGCGCGCAAGCGACAGCTGGGTGGCGGCTTCAACGTCACCATCCCGGTGGCCGTGGGCGACTCCGCACTCACGCTCAAGGCGGTCAAGAATCCGGTCACCTACGCGCAGCTGGACGACGTGGCGCGCTACACCATCCATGTGCAGCGGATTCAAATCACGGTGGTGACGGGCTCGGGCGGCAAGACCTGGAGCGTCGGCGCCTACACCGGCACCGAGCCCCGCGACCTGACGGGGGCGAAGTCGGTGGCGACCTCGAACACGGTTTACACCTACGACTTCGGGCCGAGCGGCATGGACCTCGGGGAAGACCAGGACCTGGAGCTGCTGGCGAGCGCCGCGGGCGCGGTTGGCTTCATCACGGTCGAGGGCTACCAGAGCCGGCTCGAAATCGCGGCGAACATCTTCCAGGTAGACCTGGATACCGGGACGACTGCCGGCGGCGTCGACACCATCGTCAACGTCACGCCGACCGAGACCGGTTGCCGGGTGTTCTTCGGGGATGACGAGGCGACCATCGTGTCGGTGGACGAGGCGACCGAGACCATCCATGTGCTGACCCCGGCGCACGCCGCGGGAGTCGTGGACGTCACCGTGCTGAACCCGTCGCGGCTCATTCCCATCGTGCTCGTAGACGGCTACACATACTCGTAGAGGATTCCAATGTTTGACCGCTACATGCAACCGAAGCGCGCGTTCAGCGGGGGCTTCTCGTCCACGTTCGAACTGAGCACCGCGGCCGTCACCCAGACCCTGGTGGAAGTGAAGCGCACGACGCCGCTCTACGAGCCGAAGGAGCACATCATCCGCGTGCAGCGCGTGACCGTCATCGTGACGACCGGCGCCGCGCAGACGTGGCAGCTGCGGAGCGCCACGACCCACACCATCATCACCCCGAGCATGTCGATGCTGACGGCCGGCACCAAGTTCGAGTATGACTTCGGCCCCCAGGGTATCGAAGTCGACCAGAACGAGGACCTTCAGGTGCTCATCAGCGCCGCTGGCGCCGCGGGTATCGTCCTGGTCGAGGGCTTCTGGCAAATCACCGTGGACGACCTGGACCTCGGGTTCACGCTCAGCCCGACGAGCGGCGACGTGCACTTCGACAAGGACGTCACGCTCACGGCTGCGGAAGGCACGACCTTCTTCGAGGGCGACGTCAGCGTCACGGTCGACGGTATCGATGCGACGGACGCTCTCTGGGTATCCGAGACGTCCATCACGTGCACGTTCCCCCTGGTGGGCACGGGCAACACCGGAGCGGTCGACGTGGTCGTCACCCTGGCAGACGGCACGATTCTCACCCAGGCGGCTTCGTTCACCTGGACCGAGAGCGCCTACGCCATCACCGTGGTGGCACCGAACAGCGGCACGACCGCGGGCGGCGACGCCGTCACGCTCACCGGCTACTTCTTCGGCGCCTCTGTGGCTATCACGTTCGACGGCATCCCGGCTACCGCGATTGTGCCGAACGCCAACGGGCTGACGTGCACGTGCGTGACGCCGGCTCATGCGGCGGGCGCCGTCGACGTTGTGCTCCTGAATACCGACACCACCACCGCAACGGCGGCGGGCGGCTTCACCTACGCTTAACGAGGGCTCAATGGTTCCTCCGATTCCGCAAGTCGCACCCGGCACCGCGCCCCTGGACGAACTCGGCCAGTGGCGTGCGTGGCGCGCCGCGGTTGACGCCAGCGAGGGCGGCGCCGCGCAGCAGATGACGCCGGAGCAAGCGAAATACTACAACGGCCCGTCGCCGCGTCCGAACGACCCGCGCTTCGACAACCCCCAGTTCTCGAAGGAAGCCACCCAGACCTATGTCAACAAGGACACCCACTTCGACATCCCGACTGGAAAGGTCGTCAAGAACCAGTCTGGCTGGGACCTCCCCGAGACAAAGCTCATCGTCGCCCTCGCAGCCGGTGCTGCAGCAGGTTTCGCAGCTCCCGCAATCGCGGGCTCTCTCGGAGGCAGCTCAGCTGCAGGCGGCGCAGGCGCAGCAACGATTCCGACGACGGCAGGCATTGAGAGCGCAACGGCTCTCGGGCTCCCGGTCACCGCAGGACTAGGCAGCGCAGGGACCGCAGCAGCGGCCGGCGCGGCGGCTATCCCGACGACGGCGGGTTTGACCGGAGCGGAGTTCGGCGGAGAAGCCGCGACGCAGGCATTGCCAGCACTGGCGGACACCAGCGGACTGGTAGCCGGCGGCTCAGGAGCCTTTGATGCGGCCGGAAGCTGGGTTCCCAGCGGCACCTCGGCGCCTGTGTCTGCGGGCTCGAAGTTCGCGCAAATCACCGATGCCATCAAGCAGGGCAAGGACCTGGCGGGCTCGTTTTCGAATGCCGGCGTCGGCCCGGATGGCAACGCGGCGCACGCGCCCCAGTCGTCAGCGGACGCCGCACGCGCCCAGGCGCTCACGAACAACCGGTTCCTCCAGACCTCGAAGGACCAGGCCGGTGTCGCGACCGACACCAATGTGATGCGCAACCAGATGCGTGCCGCGCTCATCGCGCGCATGACGCCTGGTGGGTTCACGACGCCGGGGTATCGACTGAACAGCGGCGGCACCATCGCGCAGCCCGACCTCAGCGCGACTCAGAGTGCTATCGACTTCAACAAGACCTACGCGGACAAGCTCCGGGAGCGTCAGCTCGCCGGACAGCCGATGACGCTGAGCGGAGTTCCCGAAGCCTCGCAAGAAGAGAAGGACGCCACCGCACGTGCGCTGAATAACAGCGGCACCGGCACGGGCCTCAACTCCGACATAACGCGTGTCGGAAACGCTATCGACACCGGGACGCGCTACGCGGACCTGGGCCAGAACGCCTACACCAAGGGCAAGAGCATCTGGAACGTAGTCAAGGGGTTCTTCTAAAATGGCCGACCAATACGACGTGCCAGAGCTTCAGGGTGGCTCGGGAGCCGTCAACCCGGGCGCCGCAGCCTACTACGGGTTCCAGCGTGAGCTGATGCGCCGGCAGCAGGATGCCGCCGCGAAGGCGGAGGTGCAGCGCAAACTGGCGGCTGACGCCGTGGCTGCGGACGTGGCGCGCGCACAGATTGCCAACAGCACCGAGGCCACCAAGGCGCTCAGCGAGCAGCGTCAGGCGGCGACGGCGAAGACGGCGCTCGACAACATCACCTCGCAGATGCAGCCGGGCGCACAGCTCGCTCCCGAGCAATCCGCGGTGCTGCGCAAGAACGGCGGCGCGGCCATGATTCTTGGCAAACCCGCCACACCAGAGATGACCGCCGGGGTTCCGTCCCAGTTTGCAGCGGCGCCCGATGCGGCAGCTGCGTCCGAGGTTCCCATCACCCCGGCGGCTCCGGCTACCGAAGTCTACAAGGGTGACGCGAAGCAGCAGGAAGACGAGCAACAGAAGGCGTTCGCCCAGGATGTGCTCGATGGCAAGCATGCCACGGGCAACGACCGGGTAGACCAGTTCCTCAAGGCCCAGGCCACGCAGATTCTCGGTGGCGGCAAGTTCGGCACGATTCCAGCGGCCATCATCAACGAGCCCAAGGCGGGCACCGAGGAGAACACCCCGGAGAAGCGTTACCTGGGGCTCATCTCCAAGCAGGACAGCGGCACCGCGCTCACGGCGGACGAGGCGTCCTACGTGAAGCACTACAAGGAGCAGCACCCCGACGAGGCGACCAAGGTCAAGGCAGCGGCTGACGCAGCCGAGGCCGCGGGTGTTCGCGCCACCGACCGTCAGAACGCTGGCTACGCGGAGGCGGCGCGCACCAAGTTCCGCACGCTGCTCAACACCGAGGATGCCAAGTCCGCAGACGGACTCGAACGCGTCGCCCGCGCCAAGGCCGTGCTCAACAGCCCCAGCTTCCTGGCGGACGCGCTCGCGGCTCCCGAAGTCCTCCAGATTGTGGCCGGCGGCATGGGCTCCGGTCTGCGTATGACGGACGCCGAGCTGAACCGCGTGAACAGCGCGCAGAGCTACATCGACCAGCTCAAGGGCAAGCTCGCGAAAGCCGGCATCGGTGAACGCGTCACCATCCAGGAAGAGCTGCGCAAGTCGATGAAGACCATCATCGACGTGGTCGAGAAGGCGAAGACCCGGTTGGAGACAGTGCGCGGCGACTTCCGCAAGCAGATTGCCGGCGCCAAGACACCCGAGCAAGTGGATGCGCTTCAGGCCGAATACGGCGCGGCGCGCATGGAAGCACTGAGCGGCGAGGACAAGCCGAAGGGCAACGCGCCCGCCGAGGGAACCCAGGGCACCGTGAACGGTCGGCCCGCTGTGTGGAAGAACGGCTCGAAGGGACCAGGTTGGTATGCCCGATGAACTGTTGAGCGCGGACCCTCACGCTGACGAGCTGCTGTCCGCTGACGCGGGCGCCGGCACGCGTGAGCCGTTCGACGTCAAGAAGCAGAACGAGCAGATGCGCGCCAACATGGCGAAGCAGGCGGGCGCCGGCAAGCAGGACCTCCTGGCCGACTTCGCCACGTCTGGGCCGATGGGCGTGAACCTGGAGGGGCTGAACGCCGCCCACGAGGGGAACAACGCCAAGGCCGCGCACAAAATCATCATGGGCTCCGGCATGGTTGCGGCTCCCGCGATGCTGCCGGCGCTCGGCTCAGTGGCCGGCGTTGCCGGCCTCGCGGCTGGGTTGGCGGGCGGCACCGCAGGCACGGGCCTGGCGCGCGGCGCGGCTGGCCTGGTGACCGACAACCCCGACTACATCGACCTGGCGGGGGATGTCGGCGGGCTCGCGGGCGGCATTGGCGCGGCCAAGGCTGGCGCGGCCGCTCCCGGGCTCGTGGGGCGCGGTATGACCGCTGCCGGCGACATCCTGGAGTCTACCCCGACTGTCAAACAGACCATCGGGACCTTGCTCAAGAAGGGCGGCGCCAAGCTCGCCACCGGCACCAAGACCGCTCCGGTTCCCGGGCTCGAACGCAACATGCCGAACGTCTCGCCACAGCGCCCGGCGGTGACCCTCTACGGCCCGAGCGCCGAGGGTATCGGCGTCGCGCCGGAGGCCGCTCCGGTAGCCGTCGAGCCCCACATGCCCAACGTCAGCGCGGGCAGCACGGGTGAGTATGCCCCGAGCGCCGAGGGCATCCAGGGCTCCGTCGAGCCCCACATGCCGAACACGAGCGCCGGCCCCGAGGGCTCGCGCCTGTTCGCGCCGAGCGCGGCGAACGTTCCGAGCGCCCCCGTAGTCGAGGGCAACGTCGTGCCCCCATCGAAGACCAACGAGATGCCCGACGCCTACCGCGCCGAGCTGCTCAAGGCGCTCGAAGCGCGACGTGCGTCGAATAACGCCGCATTCGACGCAAAGGTTGCGGAGCACGGCGCCGCGCCGCTCTCCCCGGGCGCCTCGCCCCAGGACGTCGCCAACAGCTACGCCAAGTCCAAGACACTTGAGGCGCCGGTTCCGCACGAACCCGTCAAGGTGGATGCTGAGCGCGGCAAGCTCATCGCGGACGCCTACGAGGCGATGAAGCACGACCCGACGAACCCCCGCGTGAAGCAGGCGTATGACGCGCTCGCACGCGAGACCGCGGACCAGTTCTACTACATCAAGGCGCACACGGGGCTCCAGACCGAGGCGTATACCGGCGAGGGCAACCCCTACAAGAGCTCCGCCGCGATGATGAAGGACGTCAAGGAGAACAATCACCTGTTCTACGAGCCGACCTCGAAGACGGGCGCGCTCCCTGAGGACCACCCGATGGCGGGCACGGTTCCCACGTCGCCCACTGGCGGCGAAGGCGAGATGCCCATCAATGACATGTTCCGCATCGTGCACGACTACTTCGGGCACGCCAAGGAAGGGCACCAGTTCGGGGTGCACGGCGGGGAGAACGCAACCCTCGCACACTCGAAAATGTTCTCGCCTGATGCGCGCGCCGCGCTGATGACCGAGACGCGTGGGCAGAACAGCTTCGTGAACTTCGGACCCGGCTCGAAGGCTCCCCAGGGGCAGCGCCCATTCGCCCCTCAGAAGGCCGGGCTGCTTCCGCCGGAGCTGCGCGGGCTCAAGCCGGAGAACGTGAACCCGGGCATCGAGCAGAACAACGCCGCTGAGCTGCGCACCCCGGAAGGCAAGGCCCAGGTCGCAGAGGCCGGCGCGACTCCGACGACACCGGCCACGGGAGCTAGCCGCGAGAACGTCCCCACCTCGGAGACGGTCAAGAAGGCTATCAACCACGCGGTCAATTTCGAGACCGCGAATACGCCCACGATGGAAGTCGTGGACAACGGCGGCAACCGCATCGACATCAATGGGAGCGGCGAGGGCAATGGCATCTCGAAGGAAGCCATCGGACGGGCCAACGCCAATGCCGCAAAAGGCGAGCGCATCGCCTACATGGACCGAGCTGGCAAGATTCAGGAAATCGCAGACCAGGTCAACGCCGAGGACCTGAACCCGAGCAAGGGCCAGAACCTGGTGAGGGTGGACAAGGCCGGCAACGCCGTTGTGCTCAAGGAAAACGGTGGACGTTCACCAGTGGGCGCTGGCAACAAGGCGACGTCGTTCGACGCGATTGCCAAAACCGCGGCCGAGCACCTTCGGTCGGGCAAGAGCGACGCCGAAACCACCGACATTATTCGTGCTGCCCTGGAATCTGAGCGCGCGAAACGCCTCCAGAAGGCCGACAAGGCAACCCTCACGCGCCAAATTCTGCGCGATGCGAAGGACATGTTGTGAAGACCGAGACTCTACTCCTGGAGATGCGCAAGGAGCAACGCGAAGACCTGCAGCGGCTCATGGAGCGCATGGACGCCGGGTTCACCCAGTCCCACACCGCGTTCGCCGCGCACACCATCGATGACGTCAAGGCATTCGCAGAACTCAACCGCCGGCTCGAACCCGTCGAAGAAGCTCGGAAGCTCTACAAGCGCGCCGCGTTCGCCATCTTCGTTGCACTCATCCCGGTGCTGATGGACGCCTGTGCCCACGCCACCAAGTATCTCAAACCCTAGGAACCGAACCCCCGGAGGCCGTCGTCATGCGTAACCTAGTCACCCTTCTACTCCTCAGCATGATGGCCCTCTTCATCGGGAAGCCGCATGTCACCGAGTATCTCGCGGAGCGCGCCGCGAACTCTGTTGTGTTTGTGAGCATTGACGGGCCAAGCCAGCGGGGCTCGTGCTCGGGTGAAGTCGTCGCGCACAATCGCGTGCTGACGGCGCATCACTGCATCGGGGAGAAAATGTGGGCGGACGGGAAGCCGGCCAAGGTGCTATCGAGCGACGAATACTTCGACCTGGCGCTGCTCAGCGTGGACACGGGCGACCGGCCGTTCATCTCTCTCAGCGACCACGGCATCGAACGCGGCGACAATCTCATTGGTATCGGCTACGCGTTCGGCTGGGACCAGCTGAGCTTCATTCATCTTCGCGTGACGCTCGCCAACATCATCCCGGACCCGCAAATTTCGCCGCGCATCGCCACCGAGGGCGAGGTCATCATGGGGATGTCGGGTGGACCCGTGGTCGACTCGATGGGCCGCATGGTCAGCATAGTCCAGCTCGGCGCCGAGAATCTCTCGATGGGCGTCTCGGTCCCCATCATCCGCGCATTCCTGCTCCAGACCGATGTGAGGTAAGACATGGCTCAGCTAACAACGGCCACACGCAACGCGCTCCCGACTAAGGTGTTCGCACTCCCGGGGCGGCGCTATCCCATCCACGACGAGAACCACGCACGCGTGGCTCTGTCGTTCGTGTCGCGCTACGGCTCCGCGGAAGAGAAGGCCAAGGTGCGGGCAGCGGTGCACAACCGCTACCCGGGGATGGGCGCAGACAAGCCTACAGCTGATACCCAGTAGCCATTCGCTTCACCACGTCTTCGCGGGTGAACTCGATGCTCGCGAAGACCACACCGCTCTCGGCGCGTGTGGGCACGTGGTTGCTGAGCAGCTTTCCGAGCAGGGTCCCGTCCTCCGCGTGGACGAGCATTTCCTCGGCGTAACGTCCGCGAGCAAAGAACCCCACGTGGTTCGCTGCGGGGCGTTTGTCCTGCGCATCCTCACTCATGGGACCCACCTCTCTCCAGGGAGTGCCGACGTCGCTCGTCCAGCCGCACTTGTGACAGCGCTTGCCGTCGAACCACTCGGTCGGGCAACTACACGGATAGCTTGGCATGGCTCGCACACACCGCGCAACTTTCGACGTATTCGATGACGTGGCCGCTCTCGGGGCATGACGCGGGGCACCCCGAGACCAGGCGCTTGCACGTGAGGCACATGAAGAATCGGTGTGCGAGGCTCACAGGGTTGCCAGTGCCAGCATTGCATCGATGCGAGCCCACAGCTCCCCCATGTCCTCGTCCTTGACGTAGCGCATCACAGTCTTGGCGTTGAGGCCGGCACCAACCGGGAGCAACACGTTGTAGTCGACGGGCGCATCGGGCCACAGCTTCAGATAGGTGATGGTCGGCACGCTGCAGCGCGTGAAGTGGTAGTCCCCCAGGCCCATCTCATATACGTCCCCGGCGCGCATCGTCTCCACGGCATCCTCGTAGGCGTGCATGCGCTGCTCGGTCGACTTGAACACCACATCGCGCGCTCCGTCTGCCTCGTGGACCGTGTGGAGCATGAAGGCGCCCTCGGGGTGCGGTTCCGCACTCAGCCGCACGTTGGTAATCTCGCCCAGCAGAATCCGGCTCGTGAACCCCAGGTCGTGCGTGTGGGGGTTGGTGCGGATACTCGGCATCTCCAGCGTCGGATGACCCCAGAAATTGAGGTGATACCCCTCCATCACCAGCTGTGTGAACCACTGGCCGTGCTGCCGAATGTTGCCCAGCTTCCCACGGCACGCCGCAATCTGCTCCGCCAGTAACGAGGTATCGAGATGTGGCATAATGACCTCCTAGCGTGTGCTTTGAACGAATAGTCCGAGCTGATACAGGAACCAGAGAGTCGCCGCGGTCGCTATCCATCCGAGTAACGAGGGGACCGGCCAGCCGTAGAATTGCTTCTGTGACATGACCGGTCCCAGCGTCAGGCTAGACGCCCCAAATGACGACGAAGTCAACGACTTCGCCCTCGGTCGACGGAACGATGGGTGTTCTGTTCATTCTGTCCTCCTCTCGGGATAGTGTAGCACTACCGAGTCAGTTCCCGAATGACTTCCTCGATGCTCCCGAACTGCTCGACTTGCGGGAGGTCGTAGAACACGTTTGTGTCGCGCGGTCCCACCAGCATCACGCGATGCCCGAGCGCGAGCGCCATGCCCATCTCGCACGCCTTGCCTTCCGACTTCATCAGGTTGACGATGACCAGGGTGTTCGCTTTCTGCACCTCGGCGTAGTCGAGCGTCGCGGCCTCTTGCCGGCGAATCAGCTGGGAGTCCTCGTCCGCCTCGCGCTCGGTCCAGCCGCTGACCACTTCGATGCCGGCGTCGAGCAGCTGGCGCTTGTAGAATCCCATGACGTCGATGAGCTTCCACGAGCCCGCCAGGTAGACGCGCGGCTTCTCGGTTACGCCGATGGAGATAACCTCGGTGCGGTTGTTGAAGTCGTAGTAAGCGTTCATCACCGCTTCGTAAAGCTCGGGGAGGCTCGTCGCTGTGATGTCCAGGTCGACCCGCAGGCTGGCGATTTGCGCCTCGCTCGGGTGCGGGTCGTTCCCGCCGTAGCCGGGCCGGCTGATGCGAATGACGTAGCCACCGGCTTTCTTGATAGCCTCCGCCTCGTTGGGGAATCGAACGTCGCTGATGACCACGTTTGGGAACTCGCTAGCGATGCGCATCGCGCGCTCGACCCACACCTGGTGCCCGAACACGTCGCGCCCGCCTTCGGTGCCGCAGCGCTGCAGCAGCCGACGCACGTCCGGCATCGCCTTCGCTTCCTCGTAGCCGGCCGATTCGAGCACCTCGGAGTAGCGCATGAAGTGTGGGCGCCCGTTCAGCCCGTAGCCGTCGCTGTCGACCGTGTGCACATACGGGTCGATGCCCTTCGCCATTTCACGCACGCCGTCCGCGAACGCCACCTTGGCGAACCCGTAGTTGTTCACCAGGTAGTTCGCCGCCGAGTCCTTGCCGCTGCGCGCGTAGCCACAAAAGCCAATCAGCATTAGTTCTCCTCGTTCGAAAGGGACTGGGACACCTTCAACACGCGACACCGCGCCAACGTGTTGAGCTGGAGCTTGATGACCCGAATCCCGTATTCGCCCAGCTGGTGCTGGGCCTCATTGCGGAGCTTCGTTTTGAGCGTTCCCCTCTGCTGCTCCCGCTGCAGCTCAGCCCAATCGAAGTCGCAACAGACGTCGTGGAGCGCTGTCATCGCAATGTCGATGGTGTTGCGAGTGGCAAACGCGACGACTGGGAGCAGTTTGGACAGGTCCTCCACACAGTAGGTCAGCGTGCCACTGACCAGGAACGTTTTGCCATCCTTCGATTCCATCGTCTGGGTTTCCAGACGGTCAGTCTGGCGCGCCGTGGGATACGTCTCCCACGTAGTCACGAGCGGCCAAAAGAAGTGCAGACCCGGCCCGTAGGCGACCGGGGTCTTGCCGTGCTTGTATTTGATAGCACCCTGTGTGGTGTCGAGAATCACCAGGCGCGGGATGAACCGCCCCAGCCACTCGACAATCTGTCCAATCCAGGCAAAGGCGGTTTCCATCTCTTATTCTCCTGCAATCGGCATGCCGTCTGGGAGGAACTGCTTCCAGCTGTCGGGGAACGGCAGCGGCTCCTGCTGCTCGTAGTGGACCCGGCGCTTGTCGGCGTGGATGATGTGGAAGCGCTCCCCCTCAGACTCAAAGAACCCCGGCACCTCGGCCTCGGCCTCGATGGTTCCCTGGATGACGTCAATGCCGTTGCGCATGCGCACCACGAGCCGGCGCAGGGCGCTCATCGGATACGCTGCCTTTCGGGCTTGAAGGGAAACTCACGCCACGGGTTAGGGTAAAGGTCTCGATGGTTCGCCCGGAAGTGCGCCCACTCGATATCGCCGGGCAGATGCCCCTCGCGTTCGAGATGCTGTCGACAATCCCGACAGCCGCACTGAGCATATTCGATGGGCTCGGGTCCGTAGTTCGGTGAGTCGCAATCGAGAATGCAGTTCTCCCTTAGCATTAGGGCTCCTTGTTGGTCAGGGCCAGGAGCGCGCTCGCCACCAGGAAGATGGCGAGCAGCACCCCGAGCGATTCGAGCAGATTCCCGGGCGTGAAGGTGGGCATCATGGGTGCCTCTCGCGACACTTGCATGTTCGTCCGACCGCATCGCGCCATCGGTCCTCGGTGTCCTGCACACCCATTTTGTAGTAGCCCATCGCGCTGAGGAGAAACATCATCCCCACCAGGCCCAGCGAACCGATAGTGCACATTATGTAGAACACAGTAACCCCTTAGAGCAGAATCGGAACCGTGAACGTGCGCCCACGCTTGCGGTCCATGAGGAACAGCGCCTGCTTGGGTTTCTCGTAGCTCGCCTTGATGCTCAGTGCGAACGAGTCGTAGCCGATGAGGGAGCCGTTGACGATGAAGCGCCCGCCGTCGAACAGCTGGTGGAAGTGGCCGAGCACATCCAGGTCCGCGTGCCGGCCCTGGTTCCACTGGGCAATCGCCTTGTTCAGCGGGATGGTGAGCCCGCCCACGCCGCCGCCAAACTTGACCATGTGGCCATGCTGAAACCGGATGACGGTCCCATACACATCCAGGTAGCTGTGCGGCGCCTCGGGCACAATGAACGTCACGCGCGGCTCGTTCCTGAAATGGTTCTTCAGGTTGATGAACATCAGGTATTCGAGGGAGTGGCCGTTCTCGGCGCCGAAGCGCGTGGTCTTCGTGGTGCGCGCGTGGTTGCCGCTGTGGCAGGGAATCGTCAGGTGCAGGTCGCTGTTGTCGAGCAGATACTGGATGCCGCTCGCAATCTGGCTCTGCACCGCGATAACCTCGAACATCGGCGGCAGCGTGTTGGTCTCCTGGAACTCCTCATGGATGTGCCCGGTGATGAAGTCGCCCAGCAGCGCCAGCACCATGTGGTGGATGGGCACGCCAGTCGCCAGCAGCCCGGTCAGGCTGAGCGCCTTGCGGAAGAACCTTAGGATGCGCTCGTCGGCCACTTTCACATTGAAGGTGTTCAGCCCACCCACCTCGGGTCCCACGTGGCCGGCGTAGTGCCAGTCGGACGCCACGACCACCACGGTCGCCTCGTTGCCGCCAGAGGACTCCACGGGCTCGATGACCCGCACGTCCATGCCATCCTGGAGTTCCTGGACGATATGCAGCTCCTGCTCCAGGCGCTCGATGGTGGCTTGCGCCGCCTTGTAGCGCTCCTTCAGACCGCGCTTCTCGGTCTCGCTGCGGGCCTTCTCACGGTCAGCGGCAAGCATCGCCGCGGGGCTGGGCTCGGGTGCGGCCTGGACGGGGAACTTCGGGGCGTTGCCGGGTCTGCCGGCGCACACCGCGCAGCGCTTCGATTGCGAATGCCGCAGGTTCGCGCAGCCGGGAGTCGGGCAGGGGAGCTTGGTTGATGACAAAATGGGCCTCCAGGGAACGGGGTTTGGTTCGGCTATTTTACCACGCCGGGCTCGGTCACCCTAGCGCCGCTCTCGGTCTCGTAGTCCATGCGCTCGCCCGTATACCTCGTCATGTAGGGGCGCCAGCGGTTCGTGCACTTGACGCAAATCTTGACAATTGTGCCGTCAATGAGGCAGACGGCCGGCGTGATGCCGGCGCGCTGCCCACAGTCCCAACACTTACCGGTCAACGTGCTGCTCGACAACATCCCACTCCAGGCGCTCGCGTGCGCCCTCTTCGCTGTCGCGCACACTCAGCTTATGGATATAGGCTTGCGCGGCCTCTCGGGACGCCAGCTCCACCGGGGGCTTGAACTTTACTTCCTCGTCGCAAACCAGCTCCCAGAAGCCTAGAGTGGTGAGTATTGGTCCCTTGTAGCCCTCATCATACAGAGAGACCCGCTTCTCGATGCGGAACACCCGGTGGTTCCTCAGCTGCAGGATGCGATACTCAGTCTTCGTCACGGTAGTCCTCCTCGTCGCGCTCGTCGCGCGGTGCACCCTTGCGAGCCGCCATCGCCGCTGCGGCCTTGGCACGCTCCCCGGGCAGGTAGAACCGGGTGTGCCCTTTCTTCGGGCTCGTCTTGTAACAGTTGTCGAGCTGGGCCTTGGTGATGCCCAGGGCGTAGACCAGTTTCTTCTGCAGCTTCGAGCTGGTCCCGCCGTCCACCCTCGTGATGCCATAGTCGCCAGGCAGCTCGATTTTCTTGGCGCCGGCTTCCTCGCGAATCGCTTCGATGCGCGCCTCGATGGCGCTGACGTCCGACTGCGCCGCCGCCAGGTCCGCCTTGGCCTCGGCGTAGATTCGCATCTCCTGGATGAGCAGTTGTTCGAGCGCCGGGTCGAGCTTCTCTTCGACTACCACGGTGGCCTGGAGTTTCATCGGTCCATCTCCACAAATAGGGACCCGTCAGCCGTCCGGTGCACGCGCCCCGGGTGGTCCTTCTCGCGCACGCACCGAGCGTAGCCGTCGCGGGAGAAGTGGCATTTGACGTAGTTGTCAGGGTGCTGGGCGCACGCGTGATTCGCGCCGGCATCGCAGCCGCAGGGCTGGGTGCTCTGGTCCTGCCAGCCGGGGTTGTGCTCGTTGCTATGCGCACCCGTGTGGTTTTTGCTCAGCCAGCAGCGCTCGCCGCCAGGGCCAAGATTGTAGCAGCTGGTCGCCTCGGCAAACGCTGCCTGCGCCGCGCGAACCTTGTCCTCCTGGCAGCTCATCGCGCCAGCCTCTCCAGCGACCGCTTGTGCCGCTTTTTCATGCGTTCGATGCTTTCCTGCAGCCGGCGGTTTTCCTCCACAAGCCGCTCGCGCTCCGGGTCGGGGCAGCTGTGCACGTCATCGAAGCCGTCCGAGTAGCTGTTGCCGCACTTGCCACAAGTGGTCATAGCTCCACCATTTCCGACCAGTTCATGCCCGCCTCGGGCTTGGTCTCCAGCGGCACCGAGAAACCCTCGGGCGCTCTCGTCATAATCTCTTGCAAGCGTGGGGCCACGTCGAGCAGGCGCCCGCTCTCCACCTCGGACAGCAAGTCGTCGTGCGTCCACAGCAGCGGCTCGACCCAGTGCCCCTGTCGCCGTTCGGGGACATAGACCTCTTTCCAGGACGCTGCGAGCACCTGCTTGCCAATGAACTGGGCGCCCTCCTGGATGGGCGTCGAGTAGGCGAAGCGCTCGGCCTCGGCGCGCACCCGGGAGTCCTTCGAGCGAATCCCGCCCACGTAGCGAATCCGCCCGCTCATGCAGCGGATAAAGCCGTTCTTCTCGGCCTCGGCCACCATCTTTTGCTTGTAGATGCCGGCGCCCACATAGAGCTTGTTCGCCTCGTCTATCATCTTCTGCGCGTCGTCGTCATCGATGTCGAGGCCGGCTTTCCTCAGTTCGAGCGCCAGGCCGATGTGCGTCTGGCCCATCCAGTATCCGAAGTTGATAGCCTTCGCCGCGGTGCGCTCGCCACTGTTCTTCTCGGGGCGCCCGTAGATGCGCTGGCACATGTTCGTGTGCAGGTCGATTTGCGAGCCATCGGGGTTGCGCCGCTCGCCCCGATAGATGGCGAGCATCACGGGGTCTTGTGACAAATGTGCTCCGACGCGCAGCTCGACCTGCGACTCATCGAGTGACAGAAACAGGCACCCCTTGCGTGGAATAAAGCAAGCACGAAATGCCTTAGCAAACTTACCGTGCTTGGGCATGGCGAGCAGGTTTGGGTTCTTCGCCGCCAGGCGTCCACTTGGTGTGCGGTTAAGGAGTAGCTCGCAGTGGATGCGCTGGTCGAACGGCCAGCGGTCGACAAGGTCAGGGAGGCGCTCAACGAACGTCCATCGCAGCTTAAAATATTCACGGTAGCTCCTCACATTGGCAATGGCTGGGAACTCGGGATACATGCGCTGCAGCGCTTCGAGCACCTTGTCGTTGGTGCTGCCGCGCCCGCCCTCGGTCTGCTTGCCCAGCTGCTCAATCTGCAGCTGGTTATACAGGTAGTCGGCTACCTGGTCGCCGCTGTTCGGGTTGAAGTCTTCTCTCCCGGTGTCCGCCTGGAGCTTCGCGAGCAGCACGGCCAGTTCCGCATCGAGCTTCGCGCCGAGCCGCTGGAACGCCGCGGGGTCTGGCGCCAGGCCGACGCGCATCATGCGGTCAAGTATCGGATACGTCCCCAGGTCGAGTCGGTAGACGGGCTCCAGACCCATCGCCTGGATTTGGGGCAGCAGCTTGTGCTTGAGGCGCAGCGTCGCATCCGGGTCCCGGCTGGCGTAGCGCAGCGCCACGGCCGGGTCGACATCGCTCAGCGACGCCTCGGGAATCTCGCTCCGCATCACCGCGTAGCCGGCCACCTGGATATCTTCGTTCTGGTCCTGCCACAGTCGGTAGGGTTCCTTCGAGCCGAGCACACGAGCGGCCGCTTGCATGAGCGCCGGCTTGGGCAGCTTGGGGAGCACCTTGATACGGCGCTTCCTCACATTGCGCTGGAAGTCGAAGTCCTCCTGGCGCATCGCTTGGTAGCGTGTGTTCTGCTGCTCCCACAGCTTGTGCAGATAGTCTCTGGCGTGCTTGTCTTGCGCGTCCCCCAGGACGTCCTTGTAGTCCTGCATCTCCATGCCGCACTCGCGCACCGCGAGCGGCTTGAGCCCCTGGGGAATGACGCCCAGCTCATACGCCATCAGCATCGTATCCTCGATGGGGAGCCCCTCATCGAGGTAGTCGATGCCGCCGATGATGCGGGACAGCTTGCAGTCCCACAGTGCATTGTGGAAGACGGTTACCGGCCGCGCTTCGCGCGTCCACTCGACGTAGGCGTCGATGACGTCTTTCGAGCGGAGGAGGATGCCGTCGCCCGGCGCTTTCGAGAGCTGGACGCTCCACGGCGCGTGCGGGTAGCCTTCGGTGTCGTTGGCAACTTCGAGGTAAGCGCGGTAGTCGTCGGCCCAGGCGTGAAATGCACCGGCACTGTGAAGCTCGGCATAGTTAGTGTCGACGGCGTCGGAATGTAGCCCTCGGGCTGGGGTGAGTCCTCGAAGAATACGCCCGAGGCGTTCAAATCCGACCAGAACTCGGTTTCCGTCTTCGGGGCTATGGAATCCGCTGGCGGGATGGACCTGGGGTGCAATCGTGCAGTCTGCTCGGAGGCCACATCGAGACACAACTTCTGGAGGGGGGACAAGGTGGAGTCCCCATACTTCATCGACGTCGACATCCCCGAGGAAATAGCGAATCGCTTCGCGACCGAGCGCCACAATGATTTTAGGTTGAACACGTGCAATCTCCTCCTTGAGGTTGTGACCCGCTTCCTCGTAATCTTCCTTCGGGTGCGGGATACCCTTGCCCGGCGCCGGCCGGCGGAAGTAGTTGGTCAGAAACCAATGCTTCCGCGGCCAGCCGATGCGCTCAAGAAGTCGGTCAACCTCTTCACCGACTTGCCCGACGAACGGTTCGTGCTTCTGCCAGTCCTTCCAGCCAGGCTCCGACCCGACGAGCATGCGCTCGTTGGGGACTCTGCCTATTCCGTTGACTGGCCGGTCGGACGCCACGCGCCTAGTTGACCTTCCCGAAGATGTCGTCCATCTCGCTCAGGTCCACAGTCTGGATGAGCTTGGCTTTCGCCTCTTCGAGCTGCACATCGAGGCGCTTGTTCAGCTCCTCCAGCTCCTCGGCCTCGGGCACCGACGCTTCCATGAGGTCGTAGCTTGAGTAGGGAATCGAGGCGACGATGTAGCCCATGTTCCCGCGGTAGCGGACGAGCGATACCGCACCTGGTCCCTCGCGCAGCTCCTGCGCCTCGACCAAGATGGGCTCTTTGTGCTCCGAGTAGAACTCGAACGTGCGCATCGGCGCGTCCTCGTTGGTCAGCGGCTTGTTCATCGGACCCTCCTCAATGCGTCAATGACGCGGATAGCCTTCGCGGTTCCCAGCCGGCGCGGGCCGGAGGGGGTTTCGACTTCGAGGTCTTCCCAAGCGCTCAGGGGCATTGCGAGCATCGCGGCGAGACTCCCTTTGCACCACTTCTCCACCGCTTTGGACGCTGCAAGACCGATGCCAGGGCACAGGTCCATCACCGCCAGGCGGAACGAGGACACCGGCTTGATGCCCATCTTCTCGGGGCGAATCATCGTCTTCATGGTGGTGTGCTGGTCCCACTGCTTATCGGTGAACGACCGATACAGGGAGACCAGCCAGCGCACGCTCTGCGCCTGGTTGGACGTCTGCTTAAGAATCATGCCGCCGCGCAGCGTGAGGCTCAGGAGCGCCTTTTCGAGCGTGTCCTCCGAGAACCCACCGGGCACCGAGCGCCGGCCGATACCCTGCGAAACTAGATGCCCGGCCCGGTCTGTCGAGTATGCGCCCTCCACGAGCAGGAACACGAAGTCGTATGTATCGTGGAGACGCGAGAGCTGGGATTCTTGCCCGGCCTCAGTAGACATGCCTTGCAGGCGCCCACTCCTGAGTGAGCCAACGAGGTCGTTAAGCGCCTTCCGCTCCACGCCGACTTCGCAATCGCCGTCGGGGCCATTGCCGGTGAACGCGAAGTCAGCTGAGTCGAGAATCGCGGGTTTCGCATCAATCCCCGCTCTTCGCAGCGCCGGCAGCATTTCCTTCGAGCCCACTCGACTGTCGACCCACATCGTTGATGCCATCGGTTCTCCCACAGAAAATGCAGCCACTGACGCACACGCCGCCCAGACACGCGTCGATGCCGTTCTCCAGGAGCCGCAGCACCAGGTCCTCGCGCCGGGCGCGCTCAGCGGGACTCACGGTTCTGTCCTCGGATGCGCACCGCTTGGGCCTGCTCATCGGGCACCCATCGCCACGCGTCCAGCTCCTCACGCGTCATCGCCTGCACGCGCTCCAGGAGCGCCGCACGCTTCTCCTCGGCCTTGAGTGTCGAGCCGGTCATCAGGTTGTTGAGCGGGTCCAGCATCTCGACCCACGGGCCAACCTGGCGCTGCTCGACGCGGACGTATTCGAGCCGCGGGAACGAGTCCCGCAGCCGGAACAGAATCTCCCGCGGCTCGATGTGGGACACCGCCTCGAAGCCCACATCCAGCCGGCGCGCCAGCCACGCCCAGGAGCGCTTGAGCTGGGTCGGGGTGACGCCCAGCTCCGGCTTGTCGCTGCCTACGCGCCGCAGCATACGCCGGATGGCGTTCGGCCGGTCGGACACGAGAAGCCTCGCGCGCTTCTCGGCCCGATACTTCCAGACCAGCCGATACTGGTAGCTAAACCGCCGAATGCGGCGCATAGCCCCTCTCGGGAATCAGCAGGTAGACGTTGCCGACTCTCTCGATGTTGTAGCCGTCCGCACGCAGCTCCTGCACCACGCGACGCAGCGAGGCGCTCGGGATGTCAAGCGCCCTCTCCAGGTTGCGGATGCTGAGTGCACCCACACCGCGCAGCGCTCGAACGACCTGCTCTTTTTGTGTCATGGTCTACTCCCAGTCGCTGTCGTCGCTGTCCGGGAAAATCATCATCCCCAGCTGAGCGAACGTGAGGTTCTCGAATGTCTTGTCCTGGACCAGTGCGCTGCCCTCGCCGCGGGCCTTGTTGACCGTGGTGAAGAACTTCCCACCCTCGCGATAGTGGAACAGGTCCACGTGGACGAGCCCTTCCAGCTCGCGGAAGCCGGCACGCTTGACGGCGCCCGACTTGTTGTTCTGGGAGACCCACTCATCGCGGACGTCCTCGATGAACACCATATTGATGTTCAGCTTTTTGGGCCAGTTGACATACTTGCGCATCGCCTGGTTGGCCTTGTCGAAGTCGCGCGCCTTGTCGCCCTTGGGCGCGCCGAACTCGGCATACCTGAACAGGTTCCACACGTCGGTCTCTTTGTCCCAAATGACGGTGCGGGCCGCGCTGCACGCCAACACGTAGTCATCGATGAACTGGTCTCGCAGCTCCTTGGCCTTGAGCTGGAAGCCCTCGGACTGTTCGTCTTCTTTCGTGGGCGCCCAGTCGTAGTCGACCACGCGAATCTCTTTCTTGTCGTGGAACTTCTCGATGACGCCTTCGTGTCCCCAGTCGAGCGACTGGAGCACGATGGGACCAGGTCCCGTCAGCGCGAACTGGGTCTTGCCGGAGCCCGGGCCACCCACGCTGGCACAGATGAGGCGCGGCACCGAGGTCACGGTGGCGGAGGATGAACGACGAAAACGGTCGAGAGCGTTCTTTCCGGGGCTCACTATAGCCATGTTGCTCCTTGTGATGGTGGTCGCTTATTCTCTTGCAAGAGTCGCTCCATGTGGCGCAAGAGCGCTTTGGCCCTCCACAGCTGGTCCTGGACTGGCTGCCAAATACGCCAGAAGATGAATGAATCCTCACGCTGTGTCGGCACTGGCAGGCGCATATTCTTGCTGTCGTCACGGGGGTCGGCCGGCGTGACGATGTCAACCACGTCGAGCAGCGCGCCCGAGTCGCGTTTCCAGTCTGCAGCGCGCATCACGCGGAACCACTCGCGAGTCGTCATTCTGACTCCGAATACTCGACCAGGTCGCTGGCCGAGTGCATGGTATTCTCCAGCAGCTGACCCACCAGGTTCGATGCTTGCTCTGGCGTGTCGGCTCCTGCGAGCCAGCAGAACGCACGCCAGAGCCACTGGGGAAAGAATCGGCGCTGTGGCCCGAAGGCGCGCAACGTCCACAACGTGGGGAACGTGAGCACCTCACCATCGCTCAGGGTCAGCTCATGGCGCACCAGCCGCGCGTCGGGCATGCTCGGCAGCTGCTTATAGCTCGACTCCATCCTGACAATGCTTCTCATCGGAACTCCTCCGCTAATCCCAGCAGCGCACGCCAGGTGTCGCCGCGCTCCTGCTCGGTGAACTCCAGTTCCCACCCGTGGACCTGGGGAATCTTCGCGCCCTCGTAGTCGCCGTTGACGAAGTAGACGAGAATCACCGCGCTGCACGTGTCGAGCGGCGTCGCGTATGCCACACACTGGTCGAGGCGATACGGCCACTTGGTGGGCGACCCCGGGAATGCGTCCTCGCCCTCCTCGTGTATCGGCAGGCGCCGGCAGCTGTCCCAGCCCACTTTCAAGGACAGCTCCTTCATCTCACCGTCCTCCTTGGGCGACAGCATGATGTCAGGCGAGCACGCGATACCATCACAGCTCACCTCGCCCGGCCGGAAGCAGCGCCACGGCCAGTCGGCCTCCTCACTGAGCGAGAGCAGCGCCAGCTCGGCGCGGTCCTCGAAGGCGAGCCCCATCAGCCCGTAGAGCCGCAGCTGTTTCTCACTAATCTCTGTTCCCTCGGCACGCTTGGGCCGCGGATGTAGCTCGTGCAGCAGCGTCGAGCAGTGGAGCCCCTCGGAGCGCGGCGGGCGCCGGCTCAGCTCGAACCCCTGGTCGAGCAGGGAGCTGTCGGCCATGCGCTCGATAAGTCGGTCGGTGTAGGGCCAGGGTCGGTGAATCATCGTGGGTGGCCTATTCCTATTGTATGCACAGAGCCGACAAGTAGCTCTTTCCACGCATCCTCAAGGATGTAGGGCGGAACGACGTCCGGCTTGGGCGCCTCGAAGTCCCGATTGCGGTATGTCGACCAGGACCTCTTTCCATCGATGCGGAACTTGTGGCGCAGCGTTTTGCGCTCCATCACTAGCACCATAGAAAGGCGCAGGATAACCCGACATGAGCCCGTGTCAACCACGAAGCGCCACGTCGTGCATCTCAGTTTTGACTCTGTTGTGCGCGTGATGTCGATTGTCATATATCAATGGGCGGGGGCCGAAGCCCCCACCCCTCCAGACTACGGCTTACCGTTGCCGTTGCCGTTGCCGTTGCCACCACCGTTACCGGGCGGCGTTGTCGGCGGCGTCGGGTTATTCGGCGTCCCCGGCGTGCCTCCACCAGGCGGCGTCGGCGGCGTCGGCGTGGTGACGTGAGTCGTGCGCCCGTCGCACTTGCCGGCGTAGTCCCGGGTGTGCCCAGCGTGCGCGCTGTCGATGGCCTGCTGCGTGATATTCAGGTCCTGTTCCTTGTCCGCGCTGTCGACGTGGCACCAGTCGACTTTCTTCGGAGCCGGCGGCGGGATGTCGACACACTGGCCGTCGACCAGCTGCTTCCCATCGGGCATCGTCGCTTGTGCTCCCGGAATGTTGGGGCACACGTCAACGACCGGGGGCGGCGGCGGCGCGTTCGGCACGCAGACCGGCGTTCCCTGGCCCAGCTCAGGATGCTGTCCCGGAGGGCAGCTCAGCGGCGGAGGCGGCGGAGGCGGCACCACCACAATCACGCGTGTCCCGGTGCGCTTCAGCAGGAACGTGCCCCGGTCTCCGTCCTTGGCGTTCTGTGAGTTATGACATGTCGCCTCGTAGTTCCCCCTCAGAGTGTCGAACCCATCAGGCGTCCCCTGGGCGAATACCACGTTCGTTGCGGTCCACGTCGTGCAGCTGCCGTTCTCTCCGAAGTGCAGCCCGCCGTAGTGGATGGTAATCGTGCCGCTCAGGCTTCCACTGATGTCGGTTGTCTGGAAGTTGAACGCATACGCGCCGACGCTGAGCTGCAGAGCCGCCGCGACGCTCGCGGTGCTGTTGCTGCTGAAGGTAACAGTTACGTTACCGTTGGCGTTGCTCGGCATAACCAGCACGGGCGACGTCGGACCCACAAACGGGGCGCCGATGAGGACAATGGCGTCCTCCGCGGACAGCTTCCCACTGGTCGGGGGCGCTGCCGTGTCACTGGGTCCCGTGATGGTCACCTGGCCGAGGCTGCTATCGCCCGGGCCGACGATGTGACGACTGTTACAACCAACGAACGCGAGCGACGCGAGCAATACCGCAACGAACTTCATTCTCATGCTCACCTCCAGGTTAGGGTTTCGCCAACTGATGCGCCGAAATCCACGCAATGAGTGGTGGTGCAATATACTTGCCAACAAACGTCATCACCGTGCCGAACTGCTGGGTGAACGTCCGCACCTCGCCCCGAATCTCGGTCACCTTCTGGTTGGTGTCCAGCTCCAGCCGCATCAGCTCGGCTACCTGGGCCTGGAGCGTCGTGTCGACTACTGGCGGCGGCGGCGGGACCGGGGTCGGTGTGGGCGTCGGGGTCGGGGTCGGTGTGGGCACGGGTGTCGGCACGGGCGCCGGCACGAGCTGCCCCTCGCGCCACACAATCGGCAACGGGTGCTGTCCGTTGGCGTCGGGCCACACGACTTCCAGGATGTTGGTCCGCGCGTGCAGCGGCGTCTGGTTGTCGCTGCGCGTCGAGCCGGCCACCACCATTACGCCGATACGTTCACCAGGGAACGGATTATGGCCGCTCATCTCGTGCCAGCGGCCCGGGTCATACAGCCACCCGGTGCCAATCAGGTCGCTCGGGGAGCCCTCGGGCTTCGAGCCGTTGGTCTGGCTCGGCCGCAGGCGCTCGGCGCCCGTGGCGAACCACTGGCCGTTGATGTTCAGGAACACCCACAGCGTGCCCGACTGGCTCGGCGGGCCGGCGTCGATGCTCACAGACGGCCAGTTCTCGGTGTTGCTGGTCTGGAGGTCCATGTGCCCGCCGCCCACGCCGAAATTGTCGAGCGTCGCGGATACTGGGAAGCCGAGAATCGCCGGGTCACTGCCTACGACCACCACGCAGCCCGGGCCACGGTCGCCGCACGCGACGGTGGGAATCTGGGCCGACGCCGACGCCGACACGAGCAACGCCACCAAGATGGCGAGTGCAGTTCTCATCAGAATTTCTCCTCGATAAACGTCAGGGTTTCCTTCGCACGGGTGACCGCCACATAGTAGATGTTCTCTTCCTCTTTCCGCTTCATCTCGTCCACCTCGAACTCGCGGCACTTGCACTGGCTCGGGCGGCGCTTGCAATTCACACAGGGCGCCGGCAGGAAGAACGTCGACTCCAGCAGGAACACGTTGGTGGCTTCGAGCCCCTTGGCCTTGTGCACCGAGCTGCAGATGACATACGCGCCGGGGTCCGCCACGAACAGGTTGTCAATTTCAACCACCAGGGACGGGACCGAACGCGCGCCCTCGGCCAGGATGCGCAGCGTCTCGCACTTGTCGACCATCTCATCGATGCGGTGCTCGTGCTTCTCGGCAATGAGGCGGGCGCGCTGCTTGTTCTCATACGACTGCAGACGCGCCAGGAACTCGGGGACGCTGTCGGCGGCGCTGCCCACTGCGAGCTGCTTGACCAGCTGCTTGAGTGCGGCGCCGATGTCACGCCCGACAATCCGCGCTGGGATGCCCCTCATCAGGAACCGGAGCGCGGTCCTCGCGAGCGGCGCGTTGCGCCGGCTGAGCACGAAGTCGCCGGCCTTGGCTCGGGATACCAGGTCATCAAGGGACGCGATGCGGGAGACCACACCAGCCGGCGCGCTAGCGTCGACCTCGTAGTCTGGGACGAAACGCTGGGCGATGGCGTGGACCTTCTGCGGGCAGCGATACGTTTTCGAGAGCGGGAGTTCGTCGGCATCGAGCACACCCTTGAGCCGGTCCAGGGAGCCGCTGTCGGCGCCGCGGAACCCGTAGATAGCCTGGCGGTCGTCGCCCACGAGCACCACGCGTCCCTCGGGCTTGCACGCACGCATGGCCAGCGTCAGCTGCGAGGCGCTCATGTCCTGGGCCTCGTCCACCACCACCATGTCGAAGTCGGGGCTCACCATGCCGTTGACCAGCGGGAGGAAAATCATGTCCGCGAAGTCGATGCCGGTGAACTTCGCGCTCTCGGGGTTCGCGGCCCAGCGCAGCCCGTGCAGCGCGGCGCCGGCCAGCTGCTCGATGGTGAAGGTGTCGTTGAAAGATGGCGTGATGTCGAACTCCTCCGCCAGGTCCACCATCTGGTCGAGGGTGTTGTCGAGGCTCGGGAGAATCTCGCGCGCCTTGGTGACGAGGCGCCCGACCAGGCGCTTGGCGCCGTAGCCCAGACCCTTGGACACCATGTCAGCAATCGCTTCCTCACGCTCCGAGCGCTTGCAGGTTGCGATGTAACCCACATGCTTGCGGAGCATGCGGTAGCCCAGCGAGTGCAGGGTGAGCGCGGTGGCGTTCGGGTTGCTGAGGCGCGCCGCCAGCTCCTCCTGGATGCGCTTGTTGAATGCCGCAATGAGAATGGCGCGCTCGGGGGCGAAGTCCACGGCTCGCAGAATCGTGGTCGTCTTGCCCGTGCCGGCGCGCGCACGCACAATCAGGTTGCCCGCCTCGGGACCACGCTTGAACCACTCGAAAATGGCAAGCTGCAGCTCGGATGGGGTGAACTCCCGCAGCACAACGGCGGCGGGAGTCGGGGTGTTATCGACGGCGGCGGACGCTCTGGATGATGGCATTGTGGATATAGCTATTGCACTCGGCGTGCCAAGGGCACAATGCGCAGCGGGTTGCCGGGAGTGCCAGTTGGCCAGAGTTTATAGCTGTCGCCGTGCTCATCAGTGAAGACGAAGTAGTCCTCTCTTGAGGTCATCTGCCGGTGCTCTGTCCGAATCAGAGGACAGCCCGTCCAACAACCCTGGTCGTCGGGCGCTCCACAACCGCGGCAAACCATTGGACCTCCTGGGGAAGAATGGAGCGGCCACCAGGAATCCCTCCCAGCCGTTGCCCGACCCGGTGCTGAGAACAGCGAGGGTCGAGAGCCGCATGTGTAAGCCAAGCCCCGTGCGGATTGACCGCCTTAGATGCCAGCCGCCGCATCCCCGTGGTGCGGCTGGTGCGTGCCCTGCTAGGCTTGTCACCACGAGTAGCTATCAACCCGCGGGGCGGCGTTCCGCACGCTCCATCCCCGCGGGAGACTCGGCACGGCTATGTCCCCTTATCGAGGAGTTTACCGTGCCGAACCCGGAGTCTAGCCCAGCGTCACGATGTCGCTGGTCTTGTCGAAGTTGACACCGTCCAGGGTGCCGAGCTTCTCGACGTCGAGCGCGAATGCACGAACCGCCTCACGCAGGTTGGCGTCCATGCTGTCCATCGCCTGGAGGAGCTTCACGCTGAGCTTGTTCCGCGTCAGCTTGTTCTCTTTCGCAGCCTTCAGGACCTGGGCCACCATCGTCTCCGCGGTCGCTTCGACAAGCGCCGCATCGACCGCAACGGACGCGCCGGCCTTCGAGCTGCCGGTGTTCGAGCTGCCGGCGAGCTTCGGCTGCGCCAGCTTCGTGATGTCTTCCTGGCCGTAGTAGTTCGCGATGACCAGGTTCTCACGCTTGAACGTGCCACCCGGCTTGCCGTCCTTCGGAGCCACCACACGCGGGTGGTCGACGGACCACTTGTCGGTTGCCGCCGCCCAGTCGAACATGGCGCGCACGCCGCGAATGTTCGAGTAGTCCGCCACGAGACCCGCGGGGTCCTCCGGGAAGTTCTCTTCGCTGAAGCCGTCCCCGCCGTCGACCGGCGCCGACAGGGAGTTCAGGAAGATAATCCACGGGGAGTCCTTGTAGAACCCCTTGGTGCCCTTGAGACCGCGGCCGTCCGCCACAATCTCGTAGTCCTTGGCGTCGCCCACCTTGATGGGCTGCAGCGAGGGACCCTGTTCCTGCCGGCCATCTTCCTGGATGGTCAGCACCGCGAACAGCGCCTTGTAGGTGGACGGCTTGCCGTCCTTGCCGAGTGCCTGCCGTTCTTCCTTGAAGAGCGGGTTCTTGGTGGTGAAATTGATGTCGAGCACCACCCCGTCCTTGCGACGGAGGATTCCGCCGCCACCGACTGCTTTCGACGCGCGAGCTGAAGGCATTCTGTTACTCCTCTGATTCGAGTTGACTGACCGGGTTCACAGGTTCTTCTGCAAGCGGCGTGCCAGTGGCCTGCACCAGCTCCCGCAGCTTCACGAGCGCCTCCGGGGAATACTCGCAGCCACATGTGGGCAGGAGGTTGTCCCCGATGGCGTGCCGGTGCCCCGGGAGCACCGGCAAGAGGTCGATGATGGGCTGGAGCGCCTTGCGCTCCGCCTCGCGCCGCGCCCGCATCAGGGCTTTGCGCCCCTTGCGAAACTGGCGCCCGCTGAGCCCCGGCATTCGCTGCCAGGTGTTGCGCACCGAGCCGTCATCGTAAATCATCTGGACGGTGCCCCGAGCCGAGCGCATGTGGACTTCGGTGGGCTGGGGCGCACGGTTGGGGACCCGGAGGGAGATGGCGCGGCGCACCTTGCGCAGCGTGTTCTCCTCCTGGAGCCGGGCCTGGGCCGCAGCCAGCTCGGCGTCACCTACCGGGGACACCTCGTTGGCCTCGAACGGGGACACTTCCCCTTTGGTCGTTTCATCGTTCACCCAACACCTCCTCGAACATCACGCAATGACCGGCGCGGCACAGCTTCACCCCGGTCCAGTCGCCGTTGAAGTGGAGCACCGCGGCGCAGCCCAGGCGCGTCCACTTGCTGTCCACTCTACAGGACGGCTTCAGCACCAGGAGGATGTCCCTTAACGAGGACACCGAAACGTCCTCCGCAGCGGACACCGCGGCGCCGCCCAGCACCATCACCGCGGCAAGCGCCAGGCAACCCAGGAACACGCGCAGCGCCAGAGCTCCCACGAGCCTATTGAATTTCATCGGGTCCTCCTGCGAGCACCAGCCGGTGCACCGTGCTCCGCTGCTGCTCGCCAACCACGGCCACCTCGTAGCGGCCGGCGTGCTCCAGGTGAAACACCCGGGTGATGAGCGCCGGCCCGGTGCCGTCCTCAATCCAGCAGCTGGTGTGGTCCTCAGCGCCATTGATGACGATGCAGACGACGCCCCGCACGGTCTCGTGGTCGTAGCGCACGCGCACGCTGAGCGGCGCCTCGCGCTGCATGTAGAACCCTTCAGGCGTCATCGTCATCGAGAAAGGTGTCCGCTGAACCGTAGCCGCTGTCGGCGCTGTCGTCCTCGTCGTCACACACGCTGACAGCGTCACGCTCAACGCGACACACGCCAGGTCCCTCGAATACTTCATGGGTCAGCTCCAGTTCGAGGTCTCGCACGGCCTCGATGATGATGGCCTCGTCGCTGGTCAGCAGTCGGTCTTCCTTGGCGTGCCGCAGCAGCTCCCGACAGAGCGCCAGGCGCTCACGGGCGCCACGGGCGCCGTCGAGCATGCTGAGCCCCAGGCGCCACGCCTTGGCCTCCTCAGCGGTCACCGGGTCGGCTGCGGTCGCCTTGGCGTGGGCGGCGTGTATCGCGCGCTCACGGTCGCTTTGTGCTTTCGGTAGTCGGCCCATCAGTTCCTCCGTTCCCTCTCTTGCAAGTATGACTCCAGCCTCCATTGGCCTAGCTCTCGGAGACGCTGACTCTCGACAGCGAGGCTCCGGTGCTCGCTACAGTAGCCGCCCTTGCAGCCGAGAGTCTTATACCAGGCGCCAGGGTTGCGATAGAGCGCCTTGCCCTTGCAGCCGACAACCATGCAGCGTCCGGTGCTCGCTTTGTTCTTGTCGACGCCGGTTTGATTCCTCATAACTTGACAGGTTTTTCTTTTCGAGCAGATAATGGCAGGACGACATCGCGGGAAACAGGAGCCTCACTTTGTGTTATGCCCACATTGCCACACACATCCACTCGGTTGTTACGCAAGGGGCGTAGCGAAGCGAAGCCCCCACTCACCCATGTCCACAGGGCTCCACGTATGGACGTCCGGACGTCCATTGGATATACAGGGGAATCGGTTGGTTCCACGTGTGCCGCCAGCAGTCGCCGCAATGCTTCCGCCTTGGTGAGCTCGGGCAGCGGGGAATCGGCCGGCGAGCGGTAGTAGTCGGTGGTTTCGCGCACCGTGTGAATCATCGGGTCACCTGGTCGGCCCTTCGGGCCTCCTCTGCAACGGGATACGCCGCCAGCGGGTCGAACGGCTTCTCGATTTCATGCGCGAAGATGGCCTCGATGTGGAAGTTGATGTCATCGAGTAGCACAAAGACCACCACATTCGGCTTCCCGTGATGCCGCCACACCTGGATGTGTAGCTTGTCTTCGGTGAAGAGGTCCATCACTTCGCCCAGCTCGGGCCAGCGGTTGATGCGGCGACGCGCCCAGTCTGGGAAGCTCACTGCTGCACCACGAACACGTCCACTGACGTGTGCTGCCGGGTCTTGTAGTTCAGCGAGTGCGCGAACCAGGTGTTCTGGTCCCAGCTGCCGGCGCCGTGCACCCGCTCGAACTCCTGGACAGATTCGGCGTCGCCGTCATAGCTCGTGCCGATGATGCCGAAGTAGTCGTTCAGCTCCAGCACCACGTAGTCGGGGTCCTTCGAGAGCGTCTTGCCCAGGGGCAGGACATACAGGTCCACGTCCTTGTCGCTGTAGCCGTGGTTCAGCACGCCGCCGCCCAGGGCCACGTGGTAGCCCAGGGGCCACACGCGCGCCTGCAGCTCGCGCACGAGCACCAGGGCATCCGCGAGATACCACGCGTGGCGCGGCTTGTAGCGTTCGAGGTCCTTCTTGACAATCGGGCTCATGCTTTCACCCTCCAGGTGGTCTTGCCGCTCGGCGCGATAACGCGCGTGTTGCCGGCGATGAGCTTCTCGCGGGGCGTCTGGGGCACAGGCTTGGCCATTAGCGAACCTCCTGATAGCGCTCACGTCTCAGCGTGGCGTGGTTGTCGTCCTTGTGATTGAGATACACCGTGCGCACCGTCAGCGGGCTTACCATCCCGGTGCCTAGCGCGAGCACCACGTCGTAGTCGGTGCGCTCCAGGTGCATCAGCTTGATGCCCTGGGCATTGCTCGAACCCACGAGCACATGGAGCGGGAAGCGCACCAGCCAGTGTGCCGGCATGCCCCCAAATGTGGACACCTCGATGACCTCGAACGAGGACGGCAGGCGCTCCGGGAGCGCGTTCAGCAGCTCGCGTGCCGCCGTCTTGTCGAGTGCACGCGGCAGGCGCTCCAGTGCCGCCTCGCGAGCATGCTTGGAGTAGCTCAGGCGCACGCACGGCTGGGGCATCGGGTGCCCCTTGGGGAACCCCATATCACGATGGTAGAGTTTCGACAGCATGGTTGGCATCAATCCTCCTCAGTTGGCTCAGTCTTGTGCAACGCGCGTGCCGGCTTGATGACAAAGGTCGAGTGTCGCTTTGTGATGACAGTGTCCGCGTCGATGCGCTCGATGCCGTATTCGAGCACCAGGTCGTCGGCCCCGCCCACGGTCTCCAGCCCGCCAAAGCTATTCTTGCGGTTGGTCAGCATCAGATGGCCCGGGTTGACCGCCTCCAGATACCATGTCGCTCGCGCGTAGTTGTGCCAGAACGCCGAGCCGAATGGCTTCATCACGTCGCCGGCTCGGTTCATGTGGGCCAACACCAGGGCGCCGCAGCGTAACCGGCGAAGCGCACCGAAGAACTCGGTGGGTATTTCAGCGCCCTCAGTGGCTGCTGCCGGCGCCGCTGAGTCGACCACCATGAACTCGATGCCCAGGCGCTTGATAACTTCGCGCAACGAGTCCTCGATAACCGCCAGCGGCGCGCGTGCCGTCATGTAGTAGAGCCCCGGGAATACCTGGTCATCGAACAAGCTGGTGAGCCGTTCCTTGTGGTCCTCTGCGCGCATTTCCCAGTCGAGATACAGTGTGGGTGTGTCGACGCTGAGCTGCGCCGCCCACCACAGGGAGAGAAGCGACTTGCGCGCGCCGCCATCGGCAAACAGGATGGTGACGTCGTCGGTGAGAATGGGGAAACCCTTGATGTCAGCAAAGCGCTCGCTCTCGCGCGGCGTCACCTCATCGAGCACCACGGGCGCTTCGGTGCGCGCAATGTGGAACGACACACGGGCCAGGAATGAGTGAATGAGCGGCGCCCAGTTGTCCTCCTCAGTCGCAAACGCATTGAGGTAGCGAATGAGGCGCTCTCGATGCGCCAGGTCCGCGATGTCGACTTTGGCGCTGAACAGGTTGGTGCGCCGCACGGGGTCGTGCAGCATCGCCTTGGTGTTCAGGCGCTCACCGGTCCAATAGGGTTCCGTCAGCCTCAGCAGGTAGTCGCCCAGGCGCTCGTGGAACGAGTAGTCCTCTTCAACGCGTATGTTGTCGATGACGTCGAGCGCGTAGCTGGCGCGGGGTGATGGCATCAGTCCATGCTCACGTTGTAGAAGATGGCGTCGCCCGAGATGGGCATAATCGCGCGCCGCGGAATACCCACCTCAGCGCAGTAGGCGTAATAGTCGGCGCGTGTGGCGACACCGAGCACGTGGACGCGCACCTGGGGATGCTCCCGTCTGTCTCGGTCGGTCAGGCTCTCCAGCGTGACAGTCTTTCCGACTTCGAGTGGCGTCTGGTCTTCGGTGTAGATAACCACTAGGTTCTCGGCGCGCTGTTGCTCATCCGCCCCGCATACATGTTCGTGCGGAAGTTGGTGACCGGCAGCTTGGGTGTGTCGCTCCGCAAGCCGGCGCTCGCCATACCAGGGACCGTGGTGGCGAATGCTTCCGCCAGGATGCCGACGCGAATCGGTGTGCGTGCGAGCGCAGCGCGCTCCTCATGGGTCAATGGCTTCACTGGGCCTCCTCGTGATAGATGCGGCGATGAACGAGTTTCTGCAAGAGTCGGGAGCGCCGCTCAGCTGCGGCGCGCCTCTCGGCTCGCCTACGCTTCGCTAGGCGGCGGCGTCTCGACTTCGTTGCCATCGGTGGTGACCTCCTGTGCGGCGGCGTGCGCCTTCTGCTTCTCTTCGCGCGCCTTGAAGCGCTTGTTCCAGGACGGCTTCTCGCGCTTGTCCTTCGGGTCGAGCTTGCGCTTGGTGCCCTGCTTCATACGCGTTTCCCTCCGTTGCGGCGGTTCACGAGCACGCCGTATGCCAGCTTTCGCAGATGTTTGACCGTCGAGTGGCGCATGATGCGACGGAGCGCGACGTCGGGCCACGCGCGGAAGTCGCGCACGAATGACTGGCGCTCGGGAGTGTCGTTGTTGGTGCTCACTTCTCCACCCCTTTCGACGGGCAATCGTCTGTCACGCAGACGCCGCAGCTGGTCTTGACAAGTTTTCCGGTGTATTCGTCGTAGGCACTGTAGCGCGGCGTGCGCTGGACGAGCTTATACCCGCAGTCGCCGCAGAACGTGCGCACGCGCGGGCCAGGGTCCGGTGCCGGCGGCTCCACAGGTGGCTCCACGGGCGCCTCGTATTTGCCCGGCGAGAAATGTGCGAGCTTGCTTTTGACCACGGCGCCGTCCACGTAAATGACATCCGCGTGGAGCACAGCGTTGTCCGGCAGGTAGTTGTATTCACGTTCGTTCGAGCAGAAAATCGTAATCACTTGGTCCCTCCTTTGGCGACGAAGTAGTAGAGCAGCGAGCCGGCGGCGTAGAGCAGCGCGCCGCTGAAGTAGAGCACGGGCGCGCTCATCGGTCCTCCTGATTCAGGGTGACAAGGTTGAGAGGGTAGAAGGACAGCAGCAGCGAGCCATCCAGGCGCACAGCGGCGCGCATGCCGTCGCGCTCGTCGCTGCAGCGGTCGCAGCCGGTGTTGACGTCGTGGAACCCCACGAGCACACCATACAGGTAAGTCGGTAGCTCGGCGCCGTAGGGCGAGCTTTCGATGCGAACACGTTTGTCTAGCATGGTCTCCTCAGTTGCAAAAGGCACACCAGGTGCCGCTGTCATCTCGTTCGGCCGCATCGACCGCTTTCGAGGACACACCCTCGACGGGCTTGTAACCATCGACGTCGAAGGTCTCATCCTCCAGCCGGTCAGCGTGCAGCCAGCACGCGTGGAACGTCGCGGTGTAGCCCTCGGGGCTCACGACTTGGCGCTTCACGCACGCGGGGCGAGGTCCGCTGATAGGTGTCATCGGTGCCTCGCAATCTCGCGCATGTTGTGCTGCACGACATAGGCGCGAACCCCCACCAGGCCGGCGCCCATCGCGAGCGCGAGACGCGGGTGTGTCGCATGCAGCCGGCGCAGCGAGCGGTCAGCCGCCCATGCTTGCGCGCCCAGGATGCCATCAATCGCCACCGGGTTCTGTGTAGGCAGAAGCACCTCGCGCCCGCCAGTGTTCAGCATGTAGTGGGTGGTTGCGGCGTCCGAGCCGGCGAGAATCCACCAGGACAATAGCAGGGGCTTCATCGGCGGCTCAGCGTCAGCACGCCATAGGGGCCGATGCAGCGCTCCCAGGTGGACGCGTCGAAGATGTTCCCGCGCACCGTGGTTGCCTCGCTCTTGCCGATGAACGGCTTGGGACCGCCCGCATAGAGCACGGCGCCGTCGCTGTTGCGGATGAAACCGTAGTAGGACGAGCCCTTGTAGCCCTGCGGGCCGGTCTCGACGCGCATGAGCTTGGTGTATTTCGGGCCAGCGCTGGCCTCGATGTGCGTGACGTAGAGTCGCACGCTATCGCCCGCATGGGTCTTGTTGGTGACGCGTTCGACTTCCGCGATGAAGTCTTCGAGCGCGGCGTCGAACGTCTGCTTCTGTGTGGTTTCCATTGTGCCCTCCTGATGTGCAATCACCGTGCCACCCGCATCAGCATCTCTTCGGCGCCCATCACCGCCGGCTCGCCGCAGCGCTTGCACGGGTAGCCCTTGGCGTCGGGCTCCACGAACGTCTGGCGCCCGTGGCAGGCGACGCAGAACCCCGTGCCGTTGTCCTTCTCGACTGCCGTCATTATCGCCTTGATGGTGAGCTTCAGCTTGGTCATTTCGCCCTCCTGATTCGGACGATGTTGTCTTCCGTCGCGACGCCAGGCGTGCCGTAGCGCCCGCCCATGTTCAGCACCCAGCCGTAGGGTCCGCGCATCACCGCCTTGCCCGACTTCTCCGCCCACTCCTGGCCGTCGCGCCCGATGCCGGCGGGCACGAGGATGGTGACGCGGTCGCCGTGTCGAATGGTATCAATCATTGTGCCTCCTGATTGTGCAATCGCTGTGCCACCAGCCAGCCGCGCACGCCTTGGCGTGCGGGACCGAGCAAGACGGGGCGTTTGGCTGCACGTTTCGCGCGGCGTGCCCGTATCCACGCGTATAGCTCCTCCGGTGTCATCGTCGCGTTGCGTTTCGCGCGGGTCATTCTCGCCATCATTCACCGTCCTGATTCGGGGACGACTGTCCTGATTTGCCGTCCTGATTCGGGGACGAGAACCGCCCGCGAGCGTCGCGTAGCGCGTAGAACCGCTCGCGAGCGTAGCCACCTATCTCGGCACGAATCTTGCCCAGCAGGCGCGTCTCGTGCAAGTCCGACCGCTTTGGTCCGGCATGGACTATGCTGTCATCAGCGAAGCGCGTGCCGCGTTCCCGATTACGTTTTCGCATGGGCCGTGCGATTGCAAGCGAGATGCCGGCGAGTGTTCCACAAAAATAGGACACGAAGTATCGATAGTGGACATTCGGAGCACGGGAAACGCGAAAACGCCAGTGTTTACGCTGGCACGCCGCGTGCTCTATTGTCTGGCATGCCCACCAAAACCGCCGATTACGATAAGCGCTATTCCGTTCTATGGCTATCGCGTGACGGAGAGCCCGAACTAGTCGCGCGTCCAGTCGCGCGGTTTCGCACGCTACAGAACGCGCGAGACTTTGCCACAGAATATGCTGCCGATACATCGGGCGGATTCGTGGCGATTCGCGACAATGAGACCGATACGTTCATCGAATCGTAAACCGCAGCCTATCAGGAGATTACAAAAGTGAAAAACCACGGCCAGTCGAACAACACCATCACGCGCTCACTCGCAAACGCGCAGATTGCGCATGCGGCATCATCGGTCGTATTCGACGCGCGCGACGTCGCCAGCGTCGACGCGTTGTCCACGGTTTTCCGTATCTACACTGAGGACACGGGCGACGATTTCCCGGAGCATGTGACCCGCATCGGCTTTGATGGCGCGACGATGTTCAGCGCGACCGGCATTTACAAGGGCCAGACGGAGCGTTCCGCCGTGCTCGAAATCATCGCCCCATACGGGCGTCGCGCCGATGTGCTCGCGCTCACGGTCGCCCTTGTTGATGCGCATCATCAGGAGTGCGCTATTCTCTCCTGGCAGAACGCCCGCGTGTTCGATTCAACGTTCGTCTTCGGCTCGCGGTAACCACGGCATTTCAGGGAGAACGGGCAATGAAGCTTTATAGCTGGTATGGACTAGACGGGCGAGATTACGGGGTAGATGTTGTTGCCGTTATGGCGACCAGCTATACCGCGGCGCTCAAAAAGGCAACCAAGGTAGTGGAAGCACGGCACGCCTACGATGATGAGCGCCGCGTGCAAGCCATTGCA